TATCTAACCACCTAATGAACCGGGCGTAATGCCCGGTTTTTTTTCGCCTGAAAGTCGTGATTTGAATAGGGGGAGTTAAACGGCAGGCAAAAAATAAGCCTGCGTAAGGGCGTTTTTCAGGGTAGGTAACATGGGCTTTCAGCGGTGCAATGCGGGTTTGTGCGGCACGCAAGACCACTGAAAGCCATAATAAACTACCCTACTGTGGACACAGTGTGGACACTCTGGGAGTCAACACCACCACGTAGCGGATTGAGTGAAACAGCATCCTGAAGATACTCCGGGGCAAAGTGCGCATAAACCATTGTCTGCTCTATCCGTGAATGTCCCAGTATTCTCTGCAAGGTGATGATACTCCCGCCGTTAATCATAAAGTGGGTAGCAAAACTGTGACGCAATGCGTGAGTTGCTTGCCCGTCCGGTAGATCTGGTTTTACATCTTTCATTGTTCGCCTGAACTTCGGGTATGAGGCATCAGGGAACAGATAACCTTTACCCGCAATCATTACAGCCACTTCCTCAGAGATAGGGACAGTACGCGGTTTGTTCGTCTTTGTTTTAACGAACGTCACCCGATTCTGTATTACGTTCTCAGCTTTCAGTTTCGCGGCCTCACCCCATCGAGCGCCGGTACTTAAACAGAGAATCGCGATTTTCTTGTTGTCCCCGTCAAGATTGGCAAGTAACAATGTTATTTCTTCCTGCGTCAGATAGCCTGTTTCTGGTTTCTGTTCCTTGAGCTTTTTCATCCCTCTGAAAGGGTGTTCGCCAAAAAACAACTCCGCATCAATTAGCGCAGTAAACATACCACTCAAGCAGGTAAGATCGCGGTTAATACTGGCCGGTTTTATGCCTTGCCCTCTGCGAGTCATGCTGTACTGGCTAATAAGCGCTTTGGTTATCTGGAACGCGCAAGGGTCATCAGTGATCCGGGTAAAGATTTCAATCTTACCCAAATTAGATTTTCCGTGTTCTTCATGCTTGCCTTTCAGATCCCACCAGACTTTCGTTAATTCAGACAGATGCCGCTTATCTGTCGGTTTAGCCAACCATTCTTTATCGTGATGGTTGTATTGAGTGTGTTTCTCAAAAGCTACAGCCTCACTTTTCTTGTCAAATTTCCTGCGGATGCGCTTTCCGTTGCGCCCTGCAGGTCTGATGTCCACTTCATAACGACCATCATCGAGTTTCTTAATTGTCATAAGACCCCCAAATGAATGGTGCTAGGTTGTGTTTTCTTTGCTGCTGTTAATTTTCCCTTGCGCTTAGATTTCACAAACTTGTTGTGTTTGTTGTATTTGGCAACAAGTAAACAAATTTTGTAATAAAGATGCGCCTGGTGAATGGTTAACCAATCTTTTGGTCTGAGTGCTGCGATGTTGTTACATCTTGCCCAAAGTGTGCGAGGGCCGGTGCTATCTGACCGGCTTCGGGAGCAACCTGATCGGTCATAAACCACAACGTGTATTTGCTAAATCTGGGGTGCTGGAGAATTTTCATTGTTACGTCAGTGGGGGGCGTAGTTCTTCCGCTCTCATAATAAGTTAGAGAACTGTAAGGAACTCCTGTTATTTCAGCGAATTGCTTCCGGTTTAGTCGCTCAGACTCACGAACTAACGCTAGTTTTTCGCTTATGGGCGTTGACATGTTATCAAGATCCTCTAATATTATCGAAACTCTCTAATGTGGTTTTAGATGTTGTCAATGTGCATCAAAGCCCATTAAAGAACTTTGAAACCCATTGGTTAGATCTAGATACGAGGTTAGCAGATGAGCAAACAAGTTGTCAGTATTAGTGATGCTGTCCCGTACCAGGAGTTTGCAAAACTGATCGGCAAAACACCGGCAGCAGTAAGGGGAATGATTGAAAAAGGAAAGCTACCCGTAGTTGAGATGACTGATCCGCAATCAACTTCAGGGCGGGCAGGTGAGTACTGGGTCTACCTCCCAGCCTGGAACAACGGAATGAAAATGGCGTATGAGAGCCGTCCCAAGGAAATTAGGGAAGGGTGGTTAATGTGGTTGGGTCTGGGCAATCCATCATAAGCAACTTACAGGGCTGAATAAAATGGACACGGCAAAAATCTTTAAGCTCTCAGATAGTCATACAGCGTTATCAAATGTATTTATACGGATTAAGGACAAAAGAACGCCTTGCGGTAATTACTTTTTCCGTTTGGATAAGTTGGACTGCGTTTCTTTAGCAGATAATTCAGGGCTAACACCGTTAATTGAGGTTACTGGTGGGTATGTTGAACCCAGCGTCACTTATGAGCAGTTCATGAGTTTTCTTTTTCAGGTATTTGATGACGTATCAAACGGTGATAACAGCATCAGAATTTATGAGTTGATGGTTGATGAAGAAACCGTGCGAGATGTTCCACCTCGCACAAGAAAAACGATAACGCCGCAGTGATGGATTATTTGAACCATTTACTGGATGGGTGAATGTCACCAATGTGGTGCGTTTCCTCGAAAGATTTTGAGAAGTGCATACCGGGGATAGCGACATCGGCTTGATCCAGAATAGGAGCGTCGATAATGGCATTAATAAAAAACTGGGCACTTTGCTTTGCTAATTCTAATGAGTCAAAGCCATTACCTGAACTTTCGGTAACTTTAGACAGTTGTCCATTTTTTGAGATAAATAATTCCCAGCCCCATAGCGATTCATGCTGTTTTAAAGAAATAACTACAGATGGACAGTTTTCTGTATCGCCAGAATTAATATCGTCACCAGCCTTAATAAAGATTGGCGATTCCATAAGGCCTACAAAGTTCTCAAGATCATCAATGGCTTTAGGTCTTGTTTCAAATAGTGGACTTTCAAAGAGGGGGGAACCATCGGAAAGCACCCAGTGTGATCCGTGGTCTTTTTTAAAAAACACATTGAATTTCATTACAACTCCTTCTGTGTTGGTGATTGTTATGCCTGATTCACTGCTCAAAGTTACACAGGCATAGCGATGTTATCACAGGAAACACGCGCCGGGCGTGGGGTCGTATCCCGGCATCTTTTCAATTTGACGGAGATCAACATGGACTTAACACAATGCCCTTCACTTGCCAGCCTGCTCACCCACGGCCAGCAGATCACCCACCGTCAGCATCAACGCGGCTGGATTGAAACCCCGGACGGGCGTTTCTTCCAGCCTAAAGCGGCAGATGTTCAATTTGTTAAAAACTGCCGTTTACCGTTTATGTCACGCCCGCGTAACAAGCGCCGCTGGTTTTCCCGCTTAATGGGCATCTTCGCGTAGTTCGGGGAGGTGATTATGTTGATGGATAAGACAGGACCGCAGCCAGGCCGCCGCCAGTTCTTAGAGCAACGGGCGCGGCTGCAAGCCAGTTTGAACGCCTCACGCGTGAATGACACTGCAACCCGTTTTAACCGCCTGGATGATGCCTGCAAAAAGGTGATTTTCATCCTGGCAAATGATGCGTCCAGATACATAGCCGGAATGCCGAAACTGAGCGCCAAACAGTTGGGTTGCACTTACGAAAATCTAACCGAAAAGGAGCAAACGTGCCTTTTGATGGGCATTAAGCGCCTTTCCGAATTTGCAGCATCAATGCCGTGGGAATTTGAGGACTACGCCGCGCCACGCGCTGAAATTCAGGCGATACGCGATAAACCACCCACGCCAGATAACGCAGTCAATTAACAACTAACTACTCACAAAAAAGAAACAGGCGCTAACGCGTCGGGCTTCTTGCACCCTGGAGAAAGTAAAAATGATTCGATCTCTCGTTAAATGGCCCGGTGGTAAAGGCCGCGTTATGCCTGATTTGCTGCCGATTCTGCCGAAAGCCGATTGCCTGGTGGAACCGTTTGTCGGCGGTGCTTCTGTTTTCCTCAATACTGAATATCGCCGTTATATCCTGGGTGATATCAACCCAGATTTAATTAACCTGTATCGCCAGATAGCCCGCTGGCCTGATGTGGTGATCGATTATGCCCGTTATCTGTTTAAGGCTTATGGTGACAAGGACGGCTATCAATGGGTCCGTGATGACTTCAACGACCGCGCCCATGACATTCTGTCATCGCGCAATGTGTTCGAAAACGGCCCAGATACGGGCAAGATTGTTCGTGCAGCACAGTTTCTTTACCTGAACCGTCACGGATATAACGGCGTAGTACGCTACAACCAACAGGGTGGATATAACGTTCCCTTTGGGCGACACAAAACCCCGCCTTACTTCCCGGAAGAACAGATCCGTTTATTCTCTGAAAAAGCTAACGACACGAAAGCTATTTTCGTGTGCTGCGATTTTCAGAGCACATTAAAAATCATGATTGGTAGTGACGCGGTTATCTACTGCGATCCGCCATACCTGCCAGCAAGCGATACCGCTAATTTCACCCAATACCACACCGCCCCGTTTGGCATTAAAGAGCATCGCCAGTTAGCTGCCGCCCTGCTGGATATTAACCGCCTTACTGGTTCGCCGGTGATCCTGTCCAACAGCGACACCCCAGCTACCCGCGAGATTTATCACTCTTTCAACTTCCAGGAAATCAGCGTTAACCGTTCTGTCAGCACGAACGCCATTACAAGAGGGGCCGCCAGTGAAGTGATTGGCGTGCTGCCTGTCTGTGATGGCTGCGGGCGCTATGAAGGTGGTCACTGTGCGAAATGTTGCCCAGGTATCGCCGCATGTGAGGAGGGGTGGTCGTTTGATTGTCGAGGCAGCTGCGATATTTGCGAGCCGTTCGATAACCCGGAAACGTGGTAATAGCGAGGCATCCAATGTCTGACGCCGCTTTTGCATGGCCCTGGAACGCGCCGCGCCCAGCTGTTGGCCTGTACACCTACGAACCGAAAAAAATCGCCCCGCTTGCCGGGGCGGTGGCGCATCATCCTGCCGTAAAAAAACACATCGATCACATCTTCAAACGCGCCGGTTACAACCCTGACGACGTTCGCGACCGTGACGCGCTCATCCAGGCGCTGGACAGGTACGAACCGTGCGGCCTGCCACTGGCCGCTCATCAAAATATTATCCGGCAGGAAAATGCAGCCGCCAAAGCTGCGGCAGCCGCCTGGGCCAATACGCCGGAAGGTGTCGAAGCGCGTTTGTTGTCAGAGCCGTTCTTCATCCGCGAAGTCTGGCGCAAAAAAATTGAATGGTTACGGGCCAACCGTGAAACCAGACACACCAATGATTTTCTTATGGGGACCGTGAAAAAATCATTGCTGCGTCTTGATGTTGTGCGCACAAGGCAAGGTGTTTCGCCTGATATCACCGGCGAACTGGCCGCATACTGGTTCGGGCGCTGGCAACGGCTGGCTGATTTCACAAAGCGGGAAGCACTAAGCGCCGCTAATGAGATCGCCAGCCGCATGGCTGAAATGCTGGGGACGGAATGCGAAGCCCTGGGGCGGAATGTTTCCGACATGAACGTCGAAGAACTGGACTGGCTTTATTGTCACCTGGGCCGCGAAATGCTGGCGCTTCGCATTGTGCCGCCTGCATGGTATGCGCCGTGGGAACGCGAGCGCATATGCACGGCCATTTTGCGTATGGCTTCGCCAGACTGGTGGGGGCGCAAAATCTGGCGCTTGCGTTGTGACTGGCGCGAAAACCAGCTGCGTGCTGTTGGCGCGGTAAATAAAAAAGCGCATCCGTATATCAGCGCATCAAGCCTGATGGAATGGCAGGAACAGCGACGTAAAAACCGTAATTTCTTCAAAAGTCATGAACTGGTAGACGAAGACGGCAACGTTTCGTCGCTTGAGGACATGATTAACAAATCCACGTCTAACCCTGCAATTCGTCGTCATGAGCTTATGGCCCGTATGGCTGGCGTGGAGCTTGTCGCCCAGAGTCGTGGCGATGTTGGCATCTTCCTGACCATCACTTGCCCGTCGAAATATCACGGCAATATTGCGTCCGGCCACCATAACGCCAAATGGAACTACGACACGGTTGCACAGGCGCAACGCTATTTATGCCGCGTATGGAACCGGGCAACCGCCAAACTGAAACGCGAAGATTTGCGCCCTTATGGCTTCCGCGTCGCCGAGCCGCATCACGATGGGACGCCACACTGGCACGCGTTGTTATTTATGCCACAAGAGCAAGTCAAAGCCACGGTTGCGATCCTTCGCGCCTACTTCATTGCGGAAGACCGCGACGAGCTGGGACGCAATACCGGCGCTCGCTTCAAGTCAAAAAAAATGGACCCGCGAAAAGGGTCAGCAACGGCATACATAGCCAAATACATTTCGAAGAATATCGACGGCCACGCACTGGCCGGTGAACTGGACGACGAAAGCGGCAAGCCGCTGAATGAAACAGCCAAATATGCAATGGCATGGGCATCGCTTCACCGTATCCGCCAGTTTCAGCCCATCGGACAGCCCCCCATATCGGTTTACCGCGAGCTGCGCAAACTGAGCAATCAGATCACGACCCGCCAGAAAATTGACAATACCTTCAAACGTGGTGCGCCGTTGCTTGTGGATCCTGCAATGGATGCGGTTTGCGCCGCTGCCGATGTCGGGTGCTTTGCTACCTACATCATCCGCCAGGGTGGTGTTTTGATCCCGCGTGAAAACTATGTCGTTCGTCTGGCCTATCAGCCAGCTGATGAAATGAATGCTTATTGTGAGATCCCCGAAAAGGTATTCGGGGTCTGGTCGCCGCGTCTGGGGGATGCCTCCCGTATTTGCACCCGTCTGGTTAAGTGGAAAATCCGCGCCAAATCCAAAGTTACCACCAGGACCGAAAACGGCCCCGGTTTGGGGGTTGACCTTTTGCCGTCGCCAACCGGCGACGCTTGGAGTTCTGTCAATAACTCTACGGAAGCCGAAAAAATCACCAATTTTTCGCCTGATGTGGAGGATATGACAGAAGAGTCAGAAGAAGAAATCGTCGATTTTGAAAATATGGACCAGTCAACGCGGCGCAAATTGATGCGGCGACTACGTGAAACACCATTCAAAAGGCAGAAAAGCGGATCGCCTTACGAGCTAGGAAGCGAATTAGATGCCGCCTGGCGTTCTGCCGTGGAAAAAACCGAGGCCAGATCGGCGGCTGAAAAAGCCAAGCGGGCAGTTCTTGCCCCTGCGGTTGCCAGTCTGCTGGCTGATGCGGCGTTGTGTTTGGTTGAGATTTCAGAGATTCAGGCCGTTTCGCTGTTAATGGGGAGCCGTCTGGAGATTGGCGGCAAAGTTTATCGGGCCAGTGCTGGCGGCCAGTTGATAACGCGTCAATTACCCAACGAGTCACGGACGGTGAATAAATTATTGGAGTGGCTGCGTGATGAGCATGGAGTAGCTTCGTCAAAACTTCGTTTCGACCCTATTGGAGAATACTGGAAGATGTTGAGAAATTAATAGCTACAAATTAATTTCACTACAGAATTAAAATCAAGGGTGTAAAAATGTGATGGTGATCAATGAAATTTGTAATTTAAGAGGGATCTTAATTTTGGGTTGAAGGCGATTTTATAAAAAAGTAGATTATCAACCGAATCTAAACCGCATGACATTAAAGGATATATCATGTTAGAAAGAATTCATAAGATTACTGGTGTTGGTCTCTTTAACGACATCCGTCCTGCAGCCATTCAATTCAAAAAAATATCATTAATTTATGGCGATAATGGAAGGGGGAAGTCAACTCTTGCATCAATAATGCGTTCTTATACACACTCAGCGTCAAATGTGTTATTGAGCAGAAAGACATTTAACTCTAGTTCAGATCAATTTATTGATCTGCAATTTAGTCAAGGAAATAGAGCTAAGTTTGAAAATAATCAATGGGATAGGAAGTTTACTGATTTTCATGTTTTTGATTTGGATTTTATAGATACGAATGTTTATTCTGGAGGTGAAATTACACCAGGGCAAAGAAAAAACCTCCTAAGTTTTGCGTTAGGTCAGTCGGCTGTTGCTGCAAAGATAGAGTTTGATGCAGCTAGTCAACATGCCACAAATTGTACTACTGCAAAAAGAAATGTAGAGGCAAGATTAACTGGTTATCGTGGTCATTATACCCTATCTCAATATATACGCCTGAGAAGTATTGATAATATTGATGATTTGATCGCTGCTAACTTAGTAGAACAAGGTAAGGCCCAAAGAATTAGTGTTATTAAAAATAAAAACAAACTTAAAAAGCTGACTGAATTCACAGTGGATATACAGAATTTCTTTAATGTAATGTATACAACTGTTGATAAAATTGATGAGAATGCAAGTTCTGTAGTTGATGCACATTTCCAGCATTTATCTGATGATGGTGCTCAAAAATGGATAAGTGATGGGCAGAAATTTTTAAAAGAAGATACTTGTCCTTTTTGCGCGCAAACAGTGGAAGGACTTAGCCTTATAGATGCTTATAAAACATACTTTAATACAGAATATAGAAATTTCATTAAAGAGATAAGCTTATTAGAAAACAAAAAAGCGGCCATATTGTCATCCTTTAATATACCATTAAAAAACCAAGAGCAGATTAGCATTACTGAAAATATTCTTTCTTGGGGGGAATACTTATCACTAAACACACCATCATTAGATATTAATAAGCTAGATGAGCTTAAAATTTCACTAGATGGAATATTAACCGATTGTGTAAAAATAAAAACCGCATCACCTTTGGATAAGTTAGAACAAAAATTTGAAGGTGAGTGCCAGACGATTATTGATAAAATGGTTCAGTGTGTTACTGAGTTTAATGAACAACTAGATATTTTGAATAACCAGATTGATGATTATAAAACCAGCTTGGAAAATATTAATATTCAGACGTTGACTGAAGAAAATAATCGACTCAATGCTATAAAGACTCGATATTCTCCATCTGTAGTTAACTTGATTAATGAATATACTGCTGCTAAAGCTGTTGAAACAGCGGCTTTAGCAGAAAAGGAAGCGAAAAAAAACACTCTTAATACCATAATGCAGGCAACTCTTGGTCGATATGAATCATCGATTAATATTTTACTTCAGAAGTTTGGCGCAGCCTTTACTATTGAAGAAGTAACCTATAACTATCGTGGCACAGGAGAGCCTAGAACCGAGTATGCATTAAATCTTCGAGGAAATAGAATTACATTACAAGGTGAAGATGCTGGGTTCAAAACCTGTTTAAGCGAAGGTGACAAACGCACTCTTGCATTTGCATTTTTCATTGCTGTCATATCTGAAGATCAAAATCTTACTAATAAAATTGTACTAATTGATGACCCTATGTGTAGTTTTGATACACACAGAAAGCAACAGACAGTAAACGAACTTAAAAAAATATGTGATAACTGCAAACAGTTAATAATCTTAGCACATGATGCTTTTTTTATTAAAAAGTTAAGGGATGACTTCATCAAGAAGTTGAATGATCCGAATCTTTTGTCTCTAATTAAAGTTATTCATACGCCTGGGCAGTTTAGTACTCTTGTTTCTCTTGATCTAGATATTGAATGCGAGTCTGCTTATTATAAAAATCATCGATTAGTAAGTGGATATGTCAATGGTGAACCATATAATGAAAAAGACGTTGCTACTGCAATTCGTCCATTGTTAGAGGGGTATTTACATCGTCGATTCCCTAATCATATCCCATCAGGTAAGTTGTTTGGTGAAATAGTACAGGCGATAGTTGCGTCACAACCTGGTTCACCTCTTCACCATGCCTCGTCAATTACAAATGAGTTAAATGAAATAAATAGCTATGCTGGTAAATTTCATCATGATACCAATGCTAATGCTGCAAATGAGCCTATATTCCCAGGGGAGTTAATTGCATATTGCACAAGGGCGTTGAATATTATATATAGTGGCTCAGTGTAACTATTTTAAAAAGCTCTCCAACTGGGGAGCTTTTTATACATTTAATCCTTTCAACAAATCTAAAGCAATTTGTTTTTCTTCAGGCTTGAGCCGGTCAATCAGGAATTTAACCAGTTTGTTACCGGTCAGTCCGCTGGGGCTGAGGGTATGTGAAAACTGGGCGTTAAAAACAAAGGTGTGGCCGCATTCAACTTCCGTGCAGGCGCAGTATAAATCAGCCAGTTTTTTGTCTTTCCAGTCAGATTTGCGAATGATGGCCGGTGAGCCGCATTCAGGACATTTAATTTTAAAAACTCGCATGTTCACCATCCCGCACGCCATTGCTAACAATGGGGATGATTTTAACTTAATTGCGCTCATTTTTCGCCCTTTTCGGCGGTGATTGCCGGGATATCTACATCAAAATGCAGGTGCAAATGTGGGGGGAGCTCCGGGTCATTGTTGACGCCGTTCATTAGCTTGCGCTGCAATGGGATAACTTCATCCTTGCGATAGGTCGTGCGGGCGGTTTCAGGGTTGCCCATTACCGCGCCATTGGTCGGGATGATACCTGCCAGCCCTGCGGGGAAACGGTGAGCGGTAAAGATATCCTGCGCGGTGATCCCCTTGATGTTGGCAAATTCATCCTTTGCGCTGACTTCGCCCACTGGCATGATTTTAACCCCTTCCGGGTCGCCCTTCGGGATGTTGATAAACATATTTCGGAAGTTACCCAGCCCTTTGGACTGGGCGATCTTCTCTTTGATTTCGTTTTCCATTTCCAGCGTCAGATTGGGATCGCTGGTATAGAGAATAAAGCCCATGTGCGCCCCGTTGTTGTAGTAACGGCGTCGGAAGATGGTTGCCTCACTGTTGAGTAACACCGAATGGATGCCGCCGATATAGTCAGGCAGGCCATATACCTGCTGGCGCGGGTCGTACATTTTAAAGAAGACGATGTCTTCCGGGTCATAAATAAGCGCTGGTCCTTCCTGCAAAACAGCAAACGAGCCGTCTTTCCGGCAGCGCAGATACAGCGACGGCAGCGGCAGCAGGTCGATCACTTCCCCGAATACGTTACGAATTTTCAGGATAGCAACATCACCAAACAGCAGGTAATCAAAGACAGCCTGTTCGACCTGGTCAGGCGTCAGGCCGCCGCCGATGTAGCCACCGGCCACCATATTGCGCCGCGCATACAGTACCCCACCATGCTGGCCGTTAAGGTTCGGCAACTGGGCCAGAGCCAGGCGATCAATCGGGAGTCGCCAGTGGTCATACTCATTGTCATACCAGATATTGTGATAATCAGTGCCGGTCGTCAGGATGGGTTCTGGTTCGCCAAAGGTGATCACGCTTCCGCGCCCTGGCGTGAAGGTTTCAACCTTGTTGCCGGTCATGGACCTGAATTTTTTATTATTACGCTGTTTCTTTGTCATGCTGCTTTCCCAAAGTACCAGCCCGATGGGCGGTCATATTCGTGATCGATAGGTTCGTTAATTACGGCGTGCGAGATAGCGAAGAAAACATCTGCATGGCCGGTCGCGTCTGAACGTTCGGCAACAAACGTCAGCGCGTTGCCGCTGTTGGTTGTCGTGCGCCGGATAGCCATAAAGCTGGCCGGAATTTCGACGCGCTCTTTGTTCGTTTCGTCTACGGCATCTTTTGCCCATTCGATGCGTTTACGCTCGACAACGTCGATCATCTTCATTACCAGACGGTTTTTGCTTTCGACGCTGTAAAGAATGGGTGTGGCTTCGCGCGGTGCAAACTTGCTGACCAGGTCATAAACGCCCTTACCAATGCCGGTTGTATCGATCCCGATGTAAGTGATGTTAAAGCGGCGCATAAGTTGCTTTATCTGGTCGGCCTGCCAACTGAAGTTAAAGCCCTGCCATTGCCAGACGGCCAGCACGCGGAAGCGCTCGCCGTCCTCTATGGGGGGCGCGATTAAAACAAAGGTGGAGTTGTCGCCGGATCGTGACGGGTCAAAGCCTGCCCATACTTCGCGATTGCCGAAGGGCCGCGCAGCGGTCAGATCAAAGTCGCCCCATGTGGCCCGGTCCACTTCGCAGCCGACAAGCGCGGAGAACTTGAACACCGCGTCCTTACTGTCAACAAACTGGCACATGTAGAGCATGGCGAACGCGGTCGGGCTGTATTTGTTGCGCAGCCGTTCAATATCGACAAGCGCACCGAGGCCACCTTCGATAGCGTCTTCCATCGTGATGATGTAGCGCCAGATCTGGTCCGGGCAGAGAATACCCTGGCGCATTTCGCTGTCGTTCGGGAACTTCACACCTTTGCGTTTCGGGTCGTCCCCGCGCCAGGCTTCGCCAGTCCATACCGGGTAAGCCTGGTGCGTTTTCGCGCTGGGCGTCGAAAAGTAGGTCGTCCGGTATTTGTTATGCGTTGCCATTGCGCTGGCAACTTCATGCAGGCGCGTGAATTTCGGGATCCAGAAAACCTCATCGCCATACAGGTGGCCGTTAAAGCCCTGCGCGGTGCTGGCGTTCGTGGACAAAAAGCGCAGTATTGCGCCGTTGCTGAGGCGGATATTTTTACCTGTCAGCGTCACGCCGAAATGGTTCTGGGCGATCTGGACGATGTATTCGCGGAAGATTTCCGACTGGGATCGGCTTGCAGAGAAAAAGACCTGGTTGTCACCGGTAATGACAGCATCTTCAAATGCTTCCCAGGCGAAATAATAGGTCATACCCACCTGGCGGCTTTTCAGAATGAAGCGCCAGTCTTCGCCTTTGTGTTCGCGGCAGTGCAGCTGGTACTCGAAGAGATGTTCCTGCGCCCAGGTGTCGAGCATTTCCGCTGTAATACCGGAAACGTCGTTTTTCTTATACCGGCGCTTTCTTTCCCCTGGTTCCCCGCCTGCGCTGCTGAGGCAGTACCCTTCACCATCATAAGCCGCTTTCTGGGCCTGAATTTCTGCCAGCTTTTCGGCGTGCTTGTTGCGCTGCGCCATGAGTTTCACATGGTGAGCAATTAGATCGCGCAGTTCTTCCAGTTCCAGCGCTGTTTTTTTCTCGCGGCGGGAGAGCTGGTCGATACGGCGGGCGATGACATTTTCCACCGATTCAACAGGCAGCAGTGATGCCCACTTCCCGACGTCAGCCCAGTGGTAAATTGTACGCGGTGGAATATTCAGTTCCTGCGCAATATCTTTCGGCGTCCAGCTTTTTATATAAAGCGTGCGGGCCGCTTCTTTTAATTCATCGGAATATTTAGCCATGCGGCTATTATGGCGGGATTATTTTGCAGAATTGATAATTAAATATCGGTAAAAAGTGGCTAACCATTTATAACCGAATACATAAGAAATAAAGCGGTCGCGCTGTTTTAATCAATTCGCAATACTGACCACCACAAACGAATCATTGTTATTTAAATTCATTATTAAAGGTCAGTTATGCCGCAATCTCATTACCGCACGGATTGGCTATGTATTGCCACATCTGGACAGGCTGTGGACGGTCGCACCATTGAACCGCAATGGTTGATTGATGCGGCAGAAACCTATTCCCGCAAAACCTACACCGCCATGATTTGGCCGCACCACCCGCAATACGATATCAGTGAGCGTGAATTTACCTGCAACCTGGGGGAAGTGGACGCGCTGAAAGTGGAAACGGAAGGTGACGTCACGAAGTTATATGCCCAGTTAATCCCGAATCAATTTTTAATTGATGCCAACCGTATGGGGCAAAAGTTATTTACGTCAGCCGAGTTTGTCACTGATTTTGCAGGAAGCGGTCGTGAATATCTTTTCGGGCTGGCCGTGACAGATATTCCGGCAAGTCTGGGAACGGAAAAACTTAAATTCGTTTTAGCCGGTGAAGAAAAGGACGCCGAGCGCGGGAGTCTGGAAACATTCAGTTTAGGAAAATTACAGACAAGTAAACCAGATAAAAAAAATTCTTTCTGGTCGCGTTTATTTTCGGCCAGCAAAGATTTTACGCCAACCCCAGAGCCAAACACTGACAAGCCCACCGAGGGCGACGGAGAAAAAATGGAAGAATTAAAAGCGCTCATTCAGCAAATGCTGGATCTGCTTAAAAGCGGTAAAGACGCCGCAGCGGGTGACGCCGACACGGTTGATACACCGGAACAGGCCGCCGATGTTGTGGCAGATGTTGCTGCCCAGATCGCTGATGCTGCTGACGAGGTGGCCGAGCTGGCGCAGGACGTTATCGAAAACCCGGAAGACGAAGTCAAAGCGGAAGAATTCAGCGCAGCCAAAGCTAACCTGGCAAAAGTCATGAAGTCATTCAATGTGACGCCAGCGAAACGCCCACGCGCCAGCCGTCGCCGTGACTTTTCCGCCCGCCGCCAGCCAGCTGGCAACCAGATGGACAACCTTACCACGCAGCTGACTACCGTCCTGACCAAGTTGTCAGCGATGGAAAACGGCAATACGCGCCGCCCTGGCAGTGCGCCAGGCGGAAGCAAAGAACCGTTTGAATTCATGTAATCGCCAACTTTTTCAGGAATAAAAGATTATGCAATTAACCCCTAAAGCAGAGCAGATGCTGCGTAAGTTTGCCGCAGGCCTGGCGAAAGCTAACGGCCAGGTAGACACGTCGCGCTACTTCTCGCTGACCAATCCAAAAGAAACCCAGCTGCGCAATGCCCTGCTGCAAAGTTCTGAGTTCCTGCGCCTGCTGCCTAACGTGCTGGATGTGGACCAGATCACCGGCCAGGTGGTCAGCACCGGTAAACCCGGTATTTACACCGGACGTAAAAAAGACGGTCGTTTCTCTCGCGCCCTGGGCGTGTCCGGTAACGAGTACAAACTGGTAGAAACGGATTCCGGTTCGTATCTGCCTTACTCCCTGCTGGTTGCCTGGGCGAACGCGGGCAGCGAAGAGGAGTTTTTCCAGCGTATTCAGGCATTCAGTAACGAATCTTTCGCGCTGGACATGTTACGCGTGGCGTTCAACGGTACGAGTGTTGCAGAAGACACCGACCCGGAAGCCAACCCGAACGGCGAAGACGTCAACATCGGCTGGCACAAAATCGTTAAAGACCGTTCATCTGAGCAGATTATTTCTGATGCCGTCACTATCGGTGCGTCAGGGGCTGACTTTATTGGTCTGGATGCGGCAGTCACAGACCTGGTGCATACCTGTATTTATGAGCCATTCCGCAATGACCCGCGCCTGGTTGTGCTGGCTTCCGCCGACCTTATCGGCAACGACGCCACCACGATGATGAATAAGATTGATCGCCCGACTGAGAAAGTCGCCGCGCAGCTTATTGGGCGCCAGATTGCTGGCCGTACCGTGTACACCCCGCCATTTATGCCTGAGGGGCGCCTTATCGTCACTACGCTGGACAACCTGCATATCTACACCCAGCAGGGTACACGTAAGCGTAAAGCGGAATGGAACGACGACCGCAAGCGCTTCGAGAATAACTATCTGCGCATGGAAGGTTACGGCGTCGAGCATGACGAGCTGTATGCGGCATTCGACAAAATCACCCTTGCGACCGGCGAAGTTGCACCGGGAGGGGGCGCGTAAAAATGGCAATGACCCCGTGTCAGCGACATCGAGCACGCATGAAAGCCGCAAAGGCGCTGGATAAATGCGAAGCCCTGACGGCATCGCCGGTCAGCTTTCACATTCAAATGCTGGAACTGGAAAAGGATGTTGAACGGCTTCGCAGTCTGACACGCGCAGACCGTATGGACATGAAGCGCGATGTTCTTCTGCCGCGCTGGATGCCGACCGTTGAAGCATACCTCGCCGGTGATGCCCGCTTTGCCAATCCGGCCCTGGTTTACTGCGTGATCTGGTTGTTCGATACGGGGGAAATGGGCAAGGCGCTGGACTGGGCTGACGTGGCTATCAGTGAGAGCCAGGCCACGCCGGAGAACTTCAAAAGCAACCTGCCCGCCTTTGTGGCCGACACGGTGCTGGAGTGGGCGATCATGCAGGCGGAAGCCGGTCACAGCATCGAACCCTATTTCAGCCGCACGTTTGAAAACATCCGCGAAAAGTGGCGTTTGCACGAAGACATTAACGCGAAGTGGTTCAAGTTCGCCGGTCTTTACCTGCTGCGTGACGAGAAGGGGCAGCCGCGAGCCACTGCCGTGGATGATGTGAACACGCTGGAACAGGCCGACGCCCTTTTGGCCCAGGCGGCGGCGTACAACAAAAACGCCGGAGTTAAGACCATGCGCGAAAAAATCCGCGCCCGGATTAACGGCCTGACCCAGCTTTAACGACTCCCGCAAGCCGGGACGGGCGCGGGGGAGGCATCAACCATGCGGTTGTTGGCCGTGGAACCCGTTAGCCCGTTTCTATTGCAAAACCGAGGTACGCCAATGAGTGGCCCAAGTTTCAGTATCAGCGGCAAGCCAGTGACGGTGACGCCAACAGCGATCACCAACGGCGTGACGTTCTGGCCCGATCTCGATCTGGCCGAGTTTCAGAAGGTGCGCACGTTGCCCGCTGATCTGCCGCCAGAAACCGCAGGCGTGGCCCTGCTGGCTGCTATTGCGGAGGTAAACGACGCGCTGGCCGACGTGGTGACGTACTGGAACGCGAAAGCCTGCGAGCGGGCCGCAGATGTACCGGGTGCAAAGATGGGCGACGAAACCCAGTTAACTGCCCAGTACAAAAAAGCGGTCTACGCCCGCGCAAAGGCCGATTTACTGGGGGAATTCGCCACCATCGGGCGGCGTGAATCGCATCCGGGGCAGGAAAGCCAGGACACCCGCGCCAGCCTGCTGGCCGAGGCGGCCAACGTGATGCGAAACATGCTACGGCAACCACGCGTGGGGGTGCATCTGATATGAGCCAGCTTGAAAGCCTGACGGCGTTTATTACGGCAAATCTGCCGCCTGATGCCATGCAGATGTTTTCCAGTTCAATGGAGGATTGCGAGCTGATACGCAACGCCAAAGCGTTGGGGAACAACCAGCGCCGGATCGGAGTGCTGACTTACACCGCCCGTTTGTCGTGGGATGACTTCCCCTACCGCAAATATTCGCCGGGGCTGATTTATGCCCTGGTGCTGGCCTGGGTGGATGAGTTCGCCAACGAGCTGCGCGACGAGCTGAAATTAGCCGATCCCACCGTGGACCCGGAGTTCGACGACGAAGGGTCATGCATTCTGGATGTGGTTGTCCCGCTGGTTGATCCGCTGGTCCTGCGTGAAGTGGAAAAAGGGCCGATTCCTTTCAAGGGCAAGAAATGGGACATCGTAAACCCCGAAATCTGGGAGGCGTCGCAACTGGAATTTATTGTCCAGCGTGGTGACGCGTCGTGATCCGTGGGGAGCTGAACCAGCAACAGCTAAAGCAGATGCGGGAAACGCTGGCAAAAGCTGACCTTCCCCCGCGTAAGCGCCAGCGCCTTTTATGGCGTATTGCAAAGCTGGGCATTGTCGCAGCGGCAAAACGTCACCAGCGCCAGCAGGCGGCCCCGGACGGTACGCCGTGGGAGCCGCGCAAGCGTGGCAAAGGGAAGATGTTAAAAGGGCTGCCCAAATTGCTGGCTGTCCGTGAAATGCCGGAGATTCAGGGGGTAAGAATTTACCTCAAGGGCGGGAACTACCGGAACGGGACGAAGCCCATTGCGGCGGGTCTGGTCGGCGCGGTCCAGCAGGACGGCGCACGGATCCAGATGAAAGCCAGTAACGCCCCGCGTAAGCCGCAGGCTGACAAGCCAGCGCTACCGCGACAGGCCAAGCGTCTGCGGGCGCTGGGTTACAAAACCCGCAAAGGCAAGCGCTGGGTTAAGCCGTCAAGCAAGCAAATCATGGAAACCATGAGCATGGCCCAGGCGGGATTACTGATTCGAAAACTGAAAGGCACACCCTCAAAACGCACATGGACCATTGATATTCCTGGGCGCGTTTTTCTGGGGGTGAGCAACGACGAATTTAACCAAATTATTGCGCGGCAAATGCAGGCAATCGGCTTCGGCTGGGACGTCAACGCGCAGCAAATCAGGGGGTAAAAATGACCTGGCCGAATGTCAACGTCAGTCAGAAAAACCGCTTCAACGGCACAACGAACGACGTCGAGCGCGTCATCCTCTTTGTGGGTTACGGCGACACTAACATCGGGAAAACCCAGTCGCTGAATACCGACAGCGATCTGGATAAAGCCCTGGGCGACAAAGACAGCCTGTTAAAAAGCATTGTGGCCGCTGCGGCCAATAACGCCGGTCAGAACTGGTTTGCTTATGTGCACGTACTGGGGCAACCGGACACGGAAGCCGAGGGCTATAAACCAGACGAGGACTGGATGAACGCGGTCAAACAGGCCCAGAGCGTGGCATCCGTGGAAGGGATCCTTCTGGCTTTTGATACCACCGACGCGGCCACCATTAACCGCGCAACGGAAATGCGCGTCACCTTACAGGCCAGTTTTGGGCGTTTTATCTGGTTTGCCCTTGCTGTGGGCGGGCCGGAAAAGGACGAAGCGTGGAGCGACTATGTGACGCGCCTGGCAACACTCCAGGACGGTATTGCATCGCCTGGGGTACAACTGGTCCCGCGTCTGTGGGGTAACGAACCCGGCGTCCTGGTCGGTCGCTTGTGTAACCGTTCGGTGACGGTGGCAGACAGCCCCGCCCGCGTTGCAACCGGCGCAGTCACCGCGCTGGGGCGCGACGGCCTGCCGGTCGACGGGACGGGGGCCGAAATTGATCTGGCCGTGTTGCAGTCTTTGCAGGCAAACCGCTACAGCGTGCCGATGTGGTATCACGATTTTGACGGCATCTACTGGGCTGACGGTCGCACCCTGGACGTTGAAGGCGGTGATTATCAGGTGATTGAAAACGTGCGCGTGGTTGATAAAGCCTCCCGCCGCGTCCGTCTGCGTGCAATCCCCAAAATTGCCGATCGTTCACTGAACAGCACACCGGGCAGCATCGCCGCGCATGAAACCTATTTCGGCAAGCCGCTGCGCGAAATGGCGATTGCAACCCAGATCAATGGCGTCGAATTTCCGGGCGAAGTGAAACCACCAAAGGACGGCGATATCACCATCACCTGGACCAGTAACGAAGCGGTACAGATTTACCTTGTGGTTCGACCGTATGAGAGCGCGAAAGAAATCGGCGTCAGCATCGAACTGGACACCTCACTGGAGAGCTAATCAATGACTGAACGTATTAGCGGTGGATCATTCGATGTGAACTACGACGGCATCATGATTCACGTCGAAAACGCCACCGTCACCATTACGGACAACAGCGCGGTAGCACAAACCCGCGGCGTCCCGAACGGCCACACGAAAGGGTCAGTTTCGGCGGATGTGGAAGTCGAAGTCGATTCCCAGAACTTTAAAAAGTTTACCGCCGTGGCCCGTTCGGCAGGTTCCTGGCGAGCCATTCCAGCAAAGGACTTTTTGTTCTACGCCAACGCCGGGGACGACGAAGAAAAAATCGAGGTGTTTGGCTGCGTTCCGACGCTGTCTGACATCGTCAACATCAACCCCAACGAGGCCAGCAAAACCACGAAGAAAATTAAATTCATGGTGACAAGCCCGGACTTTGTCGCGATTGACGGCGTGCCGTACCTGTCAGCCCGTGACACTCGCGATCTGAAAGGCTGACACGATGATGAACGGAGAAACGTCACTGCTTGAAAAGCTGTTGCTTATCGGGGCCGTGATCGGTCTGGGGCAACTGATGGTCAGCAATGAGCGAATCACAACCCGTCTGCTGGTCGGGCGGATGATTCTGGGATCTGCGGTCGCACCGCTGGCCGCAATCCCGCTGCTGAAATTCCCCGATATGCCGGAACTGGTCGTCATTGGGCTGGCCTGCGCCCTGGGCATTCTGGGAAGTGCGTTTATTGAGGCGGGGTTAAAGCGCTGCCTGGACATGTATATCAAGCGATGGGGGAGCAAGCGCAATGAAACTGAGTGAAAAACAGCAACTTTTCACGGTGATGATCGCCAGCCTGATTCATTTTGCCGAAGAAAAGGGCTATCGCCTGACGTTTGGCGAAGCGTACCGCACGCCGGAACAGGCCGCGCTTAACGCAAAAAAAGGGAGCGGCATTGCTAACAGCCTGCATACCCAGCGCCTGGCAGTGGATTTTAACCTGTTTGTTAATGGTGAATACCAGACCGACGGCGCCGCATATCGCCCCCTGGGCGAATACTGGGAATCCATCGGCGGATCATGGGGTGGCCGGTTCAGTAAGCCGGACGGCAACCATTTCAGTCTTGAGCATAACGGGGTTCGCTGATGCGCAATTTGCTGGGTCTTTTGCTGATTCTGGCCGCTGCAATGTCAGCGGGCTGGCAGGCGCATGACTGGCACGACGCAAAGCTGAAACTCGCTGCCAGTGAAGCGGCAGAACAAACGCGCCAGATTGTTGTTGAGGTGACGCAGCAGTCTGGTGAAGCGCTGGAAGCAAAACTCGCGGAGCTGAGGGCCAATGAAATTCACACGGAACGGGTTATCCGCACGGAAACCATCAAGCCGGTTTTTAGCAACGTTTGCGCTTCTGATGATTACGTCCGGTTGTTCAACGAAAGTGCAGATCAAGCCGAACGAAAATTATCAGGAAAACCAGCTGACACTTTGCCCGGTCACGCTGCCACGTCTGGCCGGACCGACCGGAAATGACTTTGACGCGGCGCTGAAAGCCTACCGGCAGATGTATACCGACTGCGCCGCCCGACATAACGCCCTGGTGGGCATCATTCGACAACGTAAGGAATTAGCACAATGAGTAAACCGAAAAAAATCGCCATGACCGTGGCGGGCGTAAATCTGAGCTTTGAGCCGAATAAAACCGCGTTCAACAACCTGCTTAACGAAATGACCATGACCAATAAGGTTGCCCCTATGGTGACGTATCTGGGCCGCATTGTTGACGCCGAGTGTAAAGAGGCGCTTAACAAGCTGATGGAAGATTATCCGGGCTGCGAAATGCAGATCGTCGAGAAGGTTAACGAGATTTACTCCCCCAAACTTGAGATCGAAGTAAAAAACTGACGGCGCGGGTAGCGGCCATTCGCACGAATGTGCTTGAGCAATATCTTGCCTTGCGCCGCTATTACCTCCCGCACGAACACGACGACGAAGAAAGCATCGCCCGCGCCCTGTGGCTGGATGAATATTTTGCCCAGACCCGCGCCAGCAAGACGGCGGAAGGGATAGCAATCGCATTTAACGGAAACTGATATGAGCCACCTGGATTTTACCCTGAGCCTGATCGATAAGCTGACGCGGCCATTAAAGACGGCCCAGTCTTCGTTGTCCGGCTTTGCTGAAAAATCGCAGGCGTCTTTTACAAAAATCGGGATCGGTGCGGCGGCTGTCTGGGGCGTGGCACAGTCCATCGCGGGCGTGGTGGGTCCGGCGTATGAGATGAACGCCGCACTTGCAGAAGTGGGTTCCAAAGGCGTGGCAGAGGACGCGCTGAAGCGTCTGTCCGGCGAAGCCATGCGATTCAGTATGCGCTACGGCAAAGGGGCCGTTGATGTGGTCCGGTCAAGCTATGCGATGAAAGGTGCAATGGCGGGCCTGTCCGATATGGACCTGCCCCGCGTCACCATCGCGGCCAATACCCTGGCGGCAGGCGTCAAGGCCAGCGGCGAAGAGGCGGGCGAATACATCGGCGCGATGGCGTCACGTTTCAACGCAGAGTTGTCCAGTCTGGGCCATGTGCGTTTTGCCGAAGAACTGGCAGGAAAAACGGCGTACATGGTGCAAAACTTCGGCGTGAAAATGCAGACCATGCAGGAGCTTATCGAGGGGACGAAAAGCGCCGGTGCTGACTTTGGCGTCAGCCTGGATGAACAGTTCGCCGTACTGGGTACGCTTTCGCGCACGCTGGGTACTGAGGCCAGCGGGATCTACGAGCAGTTTTTACGCAGCGCCCCGGCTGCCGCTGAAAAGCTGGGTATGAGCTTTGTCGATGCCACCGGCAAAATGCTGCCGATGGGCGACATTCTGCAAAAACTCCAGAGCAAATACGGGCAGAGCATTGAAGGGAACGTCAAGGCACAACAGGCGCTGGACGCGGCATTCGGTGGCGGTGCTGATGTCATCAAAAAGCTGTACGGCCAGCAAAATGAGTTAAACCGCAGCATCACCGAGCTGGGGCGAAACGACGGTATGAAACGCGCCCAGGAAATGGCCGAACGAATGGCCGAGCCGTGGGAGCGTATCAAAGCGACATTCTTTGCCATTCGTGTGGCGATTGGTAACACGCTGATCCCTATCCTGTCGCCGCTGATGAACCGTATTGCCGACGTGGGGACAAAATTTGCCCGCTGGCTGGATATGTTCCCGAATATTGCCCGCTGGCTGGGTTACATCACCCTGGGCGTGTTGTCATTCGGGCTGGCCGGGGCTGCGGTCAATATCGTGATGGGGGTCTTTGGCTTCACCATGACGGGGCTGGCCGCAATCGCTAAGGTACTGGGCGGCGCATGGAAACTCCTGTTATGGACGCTCAACCTGTTGCGTCCGTCCCTGCTGACGACGCGCATCGGTCTGGCTGCATTGTGGATCCAGTCAAAATTACTGGCGCTGTGGACGGGCGTCTGCCGCATCGCGCTTGCTGCATGGAATATCGCGTTAAAGGCCGGGGCCATTGCCATGCGGGTTTACGGCGCGGCGACCATGTTTGCCGGGGCTGCAATGCAATTCCTGATGAGTCCGATCACCCTGATTATTGCCGGGCTGGCGCTTCTGGCCGTGGGGGTCTGGTACGTCGTCACCCACTGGGAAGAACTGACCGCGGCGCTGATGGACACAAAAGCCTTTGAATGGGTAATGAATGTTGCCAGACAGGTGGGGCAGGTCTTTGCCGATGTCTGGACTTCTATCACCGATGGTTTTACGTCGGCCTACAGCTGGATCGTGGAGAAGTTAAACAAACTGCCCGGAGTGAATATCGACGTAAAAGCTGATGTGCCTCAGTCAGCAATCGCCGCCAGTGCAGCTGCAGCACCGCCAAAAATAACCGGCGCACCTTTGCTGACAGGCGGTCAGATTAATGCAGATATCCCACGCGGCGGGCTGATGAGCCAGGTTAAATCCGACAGCAAGACCGCTGTTGATAACCGTAAAACATGGGGCGATACCTACATCAACGCCCCCAATGGAATTACCCCGGCCCAGTTGGCTGAATGGCAGGAGCTTAATGCAGGATGAGTACCGAACCGCTATACATCGACCTTATGATCACTGACGGCGATTTCACGCTGGACAGTGGCAACGAGCCGCGCCGCTGCGATAACCGCGATAGTATCACCCAGGACATTATTCACAGCATCCTGGAAAGCGGTATCACCACCCGTCTGATCGGTGAACGCAGCCCGACAATGCGCGGTGACGTGCTGACGCAGTTGTCCTTACTGGTGGAAAGCGACGAACGTCTGGTCCCCGGCACCATAGTGATCACCGAAGAAACTCTTTCGCGGTTGTATGTCACGGCGGAAACCTATGATTTCGGCCCTGTCAGTACAGAGGTTAGCTATGACTGAAAAACCCGACGTTGATTTCGAAAAGGTACTGAATGACAGCGGAATGCCCGCGACAGAGGCCGAAATTACGGCGGCATTTAAAGCCACCGTGCAGGCGGAAGGGTTCGTCACAAACACGTCGAGAATGTCACCTTTCTGGCGGCTGATTTCGAAGATTGTCACCACGCCGGTGTTATGGCTGCGTGCGGCGTTGATCGATGTGGTTCTGCGCAATATGTTTGTTGCGACTGCCACCGGTCCCATGCTGCGCTTGCTGGCATGGGCGGTCCATATTGCGCCTAAACCGGCCAGCGCAGCCGCTGGCGTGCTGCGATTCTTCAAGCTGAATGCGGCGGATGTGGTCGTCGTGCCAGCCGGAACACTGGTGCAAACCGAGCGCATTAACGGCGTGGTTTACGTACTGGCAGTGAATGAAGACGTGACGCTGCCTGCCGGGGTTGAAAGCGGGCTGGTTCCCGTCACGGCGACCGGCACCGGCAGCGGCTATAACCTTGCGCCCGGCTATTACCGGATCTTACCTGTTGCTGTAGCCGGGATCGCCAGCGCGGTCAATGAGGACGAATGGCTAATTACTCCAGGGGCTAACGAGGAAAGCGACGACGAGCTGCGCGACCGCACTCGCAACCAGTTTAATCTGGTGGGGAATTACCACTCTGACGCTATCTATCGCAGCATGATTGCCAGCGTGCTGGGCCTGAGCATTGATCGCATCTACTTTTTGCACGATGCCCCGCGTGGGCCGGGTACGGCAAATGCTTACCTGTTGCTGGACAGCGGCGAAATATCACAGCCCTTTATTGATGCGGTTAACGATTATGTGAATACCCAGGGCCACCACGGACACGGTGATGATCTGCAGTGTTATGCCATGCCGGAAACCAGTCACACCCTGGCGGTAACGGTCTATGTCAAAAGCGTGGAAAACATGGAAGCGGAAGACCTGAGCGCGTTAAAAACCGGTATTACCGACCTGATTCGTTGCGCGTTTCGCGAGAACGCCAATTACGACGTTAAAAAGACGCAGCCCTATTCGCGCTATTCCTTTTCGAATCTGGGCCGCGAGATCCACAAGGCTTTTCCGGTTGTCGATTCACTGCATTTTTCACTGACGGATATTGTCAGCGAACTGTCGGTCCCACGCCTGTCAGGGTTAACAGTGGAGATTGAAAATGACTGAGTTTTCGAAGTTGCTTTCCGGTCTGAAATTGCCGTCGTGGCTGAACAAAGGCGACCCCGCCAGGCTGTTACGTGGCAGCGTGAAGTTCTGGTCGCAGGTGTACGGGTGGATCACCTGGCCGTTAAAGCAGTTTGACCCACTGGTCTGCCCCGAGCCGCTGTTGAACCTGATTGCCTGGGAGCGAGACATCGATCGGTTTAAGGGGGAGCCGCTCGACATCTTCCGCAAGCGAGTGAGTTACGCATTTATCAATGCGCAGCAGGCCGGAGAAGTGGCGGGATTTATTGCCATTTTTGAGCGACTGGGGATTGGTTACGTTGAGTTGTTGGAAAGGCAGGATGGTCTTGACTGGGACGTTATTGTCGTTCGCGTGACAAACAACCAGATTGCTGAAAATGGCGATCTGTTACTGGAAATCATTCGTAAATACGGGCGTACATGTCGCCGTTATCGGTTTGAAGTGATCGCCGCCCTGCCAATGAATATCAATGTTGGCTGGTATCAGGGCGATTATGTTTGCTGGCCTGCCACCCTGGGCGATGTGAGCAACCAGTCCGAAGCAACGTACAGCGCAAGTTTGAAGTAGAGGAAAAACCTATGTCACAGGCCGTTATTACAAAATTATTTTCAGAATGGAAAGCCCAGCAGGCAATTAATAATCAGCCTGTTGTGCTGGATGAATTTATTTTCGCGTATATTCCGGGGCTGGATACCGATAAGCCGATTGATAATACCGAGACAATACCCGCAGCGGATAAAATTGTTGATCGCCTGCCGGTAAGTAAAACCGGCGTTGTGAATGAAAATTCTGTCGTTTATTCCGTCACTATGGGGGCGGATGTGGGCGATTACGATTTCAACTGGATAGGGCTGGCAAATAAAGCCACCGGTACACTGGCGATGATTATTCACGCCCCGACCCAGCGCAAAATAAAAAATGCGAACGGCCAACAGGGAAACGTGCTGGTACGTTCCATGCTGATGGAATACAGCGGAGCCAGGGAAGCAACGGAAATTACCACCCCGGCAGAGACATGGCAGATTGATTTCACTGCCCGTCTGGCGTCAATGGATGAACGCCAGCGCCGGGAAAATATCGATCTGTATGGGGCTGCTGCATTTTTTGATTCGGGCTATCTGGTCGCAAAGTCCGGCAATCAATTTTTTGTCACAAAGGGGGGCGGATACGTTGCCGGGCTGCGTGCTGAATTGCCCGCAGACCTGAACATTACCGCATCTGCGAAGCCGACAAAGGTCTGGCTTGATGTCAGTTGGACCGGGACGTTAACGAGCGAATGGGCAGTACAGAGCAAAATTACCGTTGCGACAGATCTTGCCGATTATGTGCTGGGCGGAGTGCAGCATTATGTCTTTGCGGTGGCGAGTATTGATGCTGCCGGAAATATAACTGACCTGCGCCCGAAAGGATCGCTGAATGACCAGGCGGCCAGTGATGCGCTAAAAAAACATGAGCAGTCCCGCAATCACCCGGATGCGACAACGAGCGAAAAGGGATTTACGCGCCTGAACAGTGCGGCAGACAGCGCCAGCGAAACGGAGGCAGCAACGCCAAAAGCCGTCAAAATCGCGATGGATAATGCGAACGCGCGACTGGCAAAGGAACGTAACGGCGCAGATATCCCTAATCCGCCTTTATTTGTCCAGAATATTGGTTTACAGCCAACGGTTGACAGGGCCGCTAATGCTGTCCAAAAAACTGGCGATGAGATGACTGGCCCACTGATATTGTCCGAGTCTGGCGTAACAATTAAAACGACAAATGGCGATAGCCCGCAATATTCAGTTCAGAACGTAGTGTCGGGTGCTGATTTCAACATAGACCTTCTGGGGGCAGAGGTTCGTATTTTTGGTAAAGGTTCAGGCTCTGGTCAGGTTCGTATCGCGACATTCAATCTCAATAACGGTGACTGGTCTGCGCCCGGCCATTTAAGGGCCGGTAATGCCGTATTTAATACCGAAGGAAGTCTTTACGGCAATATGTGGGGAGGATGGATTCATGACTGGCTCAGTGCGAATTTTTCTGCCCGTGACAACAACATTAATACCCGTGCAACGTGGGACTGGGTTAACCAGAATTTTGTTTCGAATGTCAGATTTGGCGCGGTTGAATCTGCACTGGTTCAGACTGTTCCGTTTGGTGGATTTAATGATCAGGCCGGGTATGTGCTGACAGGATTGACCCAGAATGATGGGGATCGCGTTCCCGATAATGTTTACCGCCGCACATTACAGATTTTTTTTCCTTCCCGGGGATGGTTTGTCGTTGGGCAATAGCAAAGGGAATAACTAACCATGCAAAATATTAAAAATTTCAGCCGTGGTAATCCTGTCACTGCTGAGCAACTGGAACTCGAAAAATTCAATGTATTGTTCTTATTTTCTGAGGATGGGCGGGAATGGTATGAGAGCCAAAAACTGTTTTCAGCTGACACAATAAAATTCACTTACGACAGCGATAATATTATCCGTAGTATCAGCAAAGATGTTTCTATGCTCTGGCCTGAAAATCTGAGCGTGGCAGAGGTTCCGGATACAACAGCCAATCGCCGGGCGGATATTCGCGGGGAGTGGGTATTTGATGGCAATAAAATCACGCCTCGTATTTACACCACAGCAGAATTGCAACGTCAGGCAGAGGTAAAGAAAAAAACGCTTCTTTCTGAAGCCGAGGCTGCTATTGCGCCACTTTACCGCGCCGTAAAGCTGGGCATGGCAACAGATAAGGAAACATCCATGCTCACTGAATGGGAAAAGTATTCCGTACTTCTGAGCAGAGTTGATACCAATAAACCACTGGAAATTGTCTGGCCGGAGATCCCGGATTATGTGGCGTGATTCAATTATCAAAATAGCCGATGAGATGTCGGCTCTGTCCTGTTCCATTATTCCCGCACATCCCTGGGTTTACGGGCTGGGGCAGAACACCGATTCAGGCGGTTATCTCAGTCCGGCCAATGCGTTGGGATACCTTGCTAAAAAGCTGTTATCCGGTGGCGGTAGCGGTGATGTCATCGTCATGATGGTGGCGGAGAATACCCACGATGCTTTTATGCAGGGGCTGAATAAACTGTCCACCGTATTTCCGGCCCCGGTATTTACGCAGGCAAGCCGTATGGCCGCAGCCGCCGCAGAACTCAGCACGGTAAAAATGCAGTTGCCGGTTAAAGCCGATATATTGCCAGCCAGTGCGCCGTTATCAGTCTCAACCAACCGGCTGGCGCTGAATGCCCAGCGTGTTGCCGCCGCACAGCTGGCCGCCGCAGTCAGTACCACCACAACAGATCTAAAAAACCAGGTAACGGGATTTATTCAGGAACGGGCCGGTTTGCTGGCCTCATTGAGCCAGGGACTGGACGAACTGAAAGCCGCCAGTGCAAATATTTATTCATTCAGTTACAGCGGGAGTTATGCCGTTGCTGCCGCTGAATTGCTGAAAGGCATCCCGCAAACAACGGCAGTGCATACCGCCGCGATGATGTTTATCGGGGATTCGTTATCTGACTTAGGGAAGATGCTACATGAGCCAGACCGCATTACTCGCGCTTGATGGTGAAGGGATCGCCATGCAGAACATGCTGGTTTCACCTTCCATGCAGTTTCAGGAAAAGGACCAGTCGGGCCAGACATCGAGCACGGCCAATGCTGAACAGGGTATCAAGGCCAAAGAGCTGCGCGTATCGGGTCTGGTGACATTCGACGACGAAGCCGTCTTACAGCGACTTTTCCAGCTGGCATCCGCGACCGAAGCCAGCGGCGCACTGAAAAAGTACCGCGTTGCCAATGCAACGGCGACGGCTATCAACCTTCGTGAAGCCACGTTTACCGGTCAGATTGATGCCGTACCGCAGGAGGATCGCCTTGCCTGGCAGGTAAGTTTCACCCTGCGTGAAAAAGGCAGCGTCCCGGAAAAACGACAGGCCCGAAAAGGCAACGCGACGGCCAGCACCAAGCAAACAGGGGCAAAGGGCGCGGGTCCGGCTGCCGGAGCTGATGAGCCAGCCGACAAAATGAGCTGGTTTGAAGAAAAGGTCTTAAAGCCGGTCAACGATGCGCTGGGGTAATTAAACGATGAAACCAATTAAACGCCTGTACCTTTCCTCTGATCCGGTCCATCTGATTGACTGCAATATCGTGCTGGAGCTGAACGCGTGCGGTCGGGGGTTTATTACGGCAGGGACTGAGACAGATTACACCGGCAAAATGGTTCGGATCGATGTTGGCTATGATGGTCTGGTCCTGCGCTGGTTTACCGGGTACGTTGAACGGTCACAGCCTGCTGATAATGGAACATGCCGGTTATTCGTGCGTGAGCTGGTTGGCATCTTTGACAAATTGTGGCCGTGTTCTTTCCAGCATCCAACGCTGCGTCAGATTACTGACTGGATAAGTGAGCAAAGCGGGCTGACCGTCACAACGCCGGTCGGCGCTGCTTATGCAGATAAACCGATCCCCCACTTTACGCACAGCGGCACGGGCTATCAGCTTCTTGCCAGTCTGGGCCGTGCATTTTCAGTGACGGATTATCTTTGGTATCAGCTGCCGGACGGGGATGTCTTCGTCGGCGCTGCGGAGCATAGTCTTTTTGCGGGAAAACCAGTGGAGATCCCGCACGAATTTAGCCAGGAATCGGCAGGCGGAAATTCAATGGTTGTGCCAATGATTCAGAGCCTGCGCCCGGGTGCGGAGGTAAACGGCCAGCGACTGAACCAGGTCCGGCTAAATAACGATGACATGGCAATCACCTGGCAGCCCCGCAACAAAGCCAACGGCCAGCCATTGCAAAAATCACCCATTCAGCGGCAGATTGAAAACGCATTCCCGGAGCTGGCAAGCGGCCTGCATCTTCCAAAATTCGCCAGGGTGGAAGCGCCAAGCGAGGATGTTTCAGGGGGGAATATTGCCGATCCATTCCGTCCGCGCTATGCCGTGGATCTCCAACTGCTTGACGAAGACGGCAAGCCAGCCGCAAATACGCCGATCTATTCTGCCGTTCCACTACCTGTGCCAATGGCGGGCAGCGAGTCAGGAATGTTTCAGTTTCCGCCCCCTGGCACGCTGGTTGAAGTTGGGTTCACTGAGGGGCGGCAGGATAAGCCCTTTGTGCGTCAGATGATGGCGGAGGGTCATAACCTGCCAGCGGTTAAACCCGGTGAGCAGTTGCAGCAACAACGCGATGGTGTATCGCAGCGCGTGACGGTTGCCGGAGACTGGGAACGCCAGACGGACCAGACAATCCGAGAGAACTCCATGACTCGCGAAGTCACCACCGACGAAGAGATCCGCAAAGTGGTTGTCCGTGAAACTACGGTCCAGGCAACGGATAAAACAACCGTGCTTGGCACGGCCACACTTCTGGCCGGTGCGGTCGTTCATATCAGCGAGGGGGATTACAGCGTCGGCACATCCGGCAACCTGACAGTAACCTGCAGCAAGGACAATTCCGTCAGTGTTGGCCGGAACGTGAAACGGGATGTCGCGGGCAATGTTACAGACGACGTGAAAGGGGATGTCACGTCAAACGTCAGCGGCGCACTGACTGAAAAAATCAGCGGCATTCGCCGAAGTGTGGCCCAGGCGCAACAACTGATTGCCCCGGTGGTAAAGCTGGGAAGCGAAGAGATTAACGTCCTGACACTGCTCACCGACACCCTGGACGTGGTGAGGGAGTTGGCAGAGACTGCCGCGTCACATACTCACCCCAATACGGGGGCCAGTGGGCAGGCGGCGCAGTTCACCGCAACGGCCACTAAAACCGGCACATTGAAAAGCAAATACGGCCCCCTGATAGCCTGACAAAAAAGCGGCATAACCGCACACCTCACCAGACACCACAGAACGCGCCACAGCAGGCGAAAACATTAAAGGTCGCCACCGTGCGGCCTTTCTTTCGTTCGTTCAATAGCGCCCCACAGCGTAAGCGACAGCAGGCAGGCGGAAGCGGATCCAGGACGGAAACGGCGCTACACCGCACCCGCCTGCGCAGTTTGGATCATAAAAATTTTGCAAAAGAAATTTTGTGCAAAGCATCCCGCCAGCCTGCGCCGCTGCTGGGCTTTTGCATCCTGCGGGCGTTTGCACTCTGCGCAAAGATTTGCAGCACTTTGCAAAAGTCACCGCGTCGCCAGTCGCTAACCGACTGGATAACATGATGTTTTTAAAAGGATCGTTTTAGTTTCCGTGACGATCAAAATGATTCGGTGGTATCCGATGGTTTTCGGGGGCGGATATCGTGAAGCCTTGTGCGGCGCGGGCTGGCGGCTAGTTTGCTTTTATTTGGGTTTTGCAAAATGATGCACGAAGTTTTGATAAAAGGATCTCTAGCTAAGGGGGAGGAAACGTATAAAAACCCCCGCCCTCTGGGTGATATTTTGTTCTATTTATAGAAGTTTACTTACTGAAATCAGTTTGGGAGATTTAATGCCAATCTCACATAATGTTGTATGATGTGCTTCACGCTCAGTTTCCTGATAATAGGTGGCTATCCATTCCGTATTTTCACTAACAATGCTATGTATAAAAGAAAAGTAGGGAACATCTACAGATGATAACGAATGGCCGATGATGATGATTTCGTCTACGTTACTGAGATTTTTAAAAAATTTAGCGCTGTCAGCAATGACTTTTTCAGTATTCTTAAAAGAAGAAGTGAAGTATTTATTAATAGTCTGCTTTCCCATTTCATAAGAGTGATCGTAATTATCAGCCATACACTGACGCCACTCTTCAAGTTCTTCATCGGTTGCATTTTCGGGCGGGACTGCTTCCTTTTCTTCAAAGTTGATAGGGTCAATACCATGACCTAAAATCAACTGTTGATCTGATGATGCTTTCCCATGAATATATAAAATTTGTCTATCATCAATACTATAATATTTCTGAAGAGTTTCAGTGTAATTAAAACTGATAAAGATAGAATCAGAATCGAGACGCAATCTTTTTTTTAAATTAAGTTCGGGGTAGTTAACCTGCAATATAAATGACTTGAATTGTGTTAAAAGTCTCTCGGTTAAATTTTCTAGTATACGTTCCATTTCAATGGATAATGAGTTCCAGTCCCTGTCACGAAAATCGGGGCTGCTAATTTGGGGTAAAAGATAGCTAAACTCTTCGAGCACCGACTCTGTATCCAGACTCGCTAAGCTGTTTTCGAAATCAGACCAAAGAGAATGTTTTGACTTATCAACTGCGGAAAGAGAAGGGGGTAAGTCAGTAAATCCCATAAACTCAACCAAGTGATCGTAAATGTCTCGATCTTTCTTCCGAAGATAATCCCCAAATGAGAAATAGCTCGTGTCAAGTTCGTGATGCAGATCAAACCCATTCCCGATGATGTATAGCTTCATGCTTCCAACTCCATAACAGTATGAACCTTTTAGGTTGCGATAACTTTCAAGTATTAGCGTGTTTGCCTTTGAAGAAAACCCCGCCTTGTGGACGGGGTTTGTTTGATGTGGTCAATGTGTGGACGTTGTTAGAAATAAATCCATTTATTTCAGTAAATTACAGGCAAAAAATAAGCCTGCGTAAGGGAGATTACGCAGGCTAAGGAGGTGGTTCCTGGTACAGCTAGCATTTATGGGTTATGTTTTTCAGCGGATGGGATAATACCCTTAATGAACGAAGCGGTATGTGATCGATTTCTAAGAATCTTCCGAACGCTGAAAAATAACCGTAATTAACTACTTAGCATGTGGGTTGCGCGTGGACTCACCGGTAAAATTACGCATCAACAATGCATAATTCAGATCGATATCCTCCGGTACAGGCATCCACACGGTGTAACCATCGCCCGGCGCAACCGGCATCGCTTCGCCTTTCGCGTTTTCCATCTGTCCGAGGGTAAAGTTGATGTTGCCCTGTGGGGTCATCAGCTCCAGGCTGTCGCCGACGGTGAATTTATTTTTCACCAGCACAGCCGCCAGTTCACCTTTACGTTCGCCAGTGAATTCGCCGACAAACTGCTGACGCTCGGAAACAGAGAAGCCGTATTCGTAGTTCTGATAGTCGTCATGCGTATGGCGGCGCAGGAACCCCTCGGTGTAACCGCGATGCGCCAGACCTTCCAGCGTTTCCAGCAGTTGCGGGTCGAACGGTTTACCGGCAGCGGCATCATCAATGGCCTTGCGATAAACCTGCGCGGTACGTGCACAGTAATAGTATGATTTAGTACGGCCTTCAATTTTCAGCGAATGCACGCCCATCTGAGTCAGGCGCTCAACGTGGGCAATGGCACGTAAATCCTTCGAGTTCATGATGTAAGTGCCGTGTTCGTCTTCAAACGCGGTCATGTACTCACCCGGACGCTGGGCTTCTTCGATCATAAAGACTTTGTCAGTCGGCGCGCCAATACCCAGCGTCGGCTCAACATTTTGTACCGGGATAGGCTCGTACTTATGCACGATATTGCCCACCACGTCTTCTTTGCCTTCCTGCACGTTGTATTCCCAGCGGCAGGCATTGGTACAGGTACCCTGATTTGGGTCACGCTTGTTGATGTAGCCAGAGAGCAGGCAGCGGCCGGAGTAAGCCATGCACAGCGCGCCGTGAACAAAGATCTCAATTTCCATATCCGGCACCTGGGTGCGGATTTCTTCAATTTCTTCCAACGACAGTTCGCGGGACAGGATCACACGGGTCAATCCCATCTGCTTCCAGAATTTCACCGTCGCCCAGTTTACGGCGTTAGCCTGTACTGAAAGGTGAATGTCCATGTCAGGGAAGTTTTCGCGCACCAGCATAATCAGACCGGGGTCGGACATGATCAGTGCATCCGGTCCCATTTCCACCACCGGTTTCAGGTCACGAATGAAGGTCTTCAGCTTGGCGTTATGCGGGGCAATATTAACCACCACATAGAATTTTTTACCCAGTTCATGGGCTTCATTAATGCCTAGCTGCAGGTTTTCGTGATTGAATTCGTTGTTGCGTACGCGCAGTGAGTAACGCGGTTGGCCCGCATATACAGCGTCTGCGCCATAGGCGAAAGCGTAACGCATGTTTTTCAGCGTTCCCGCCGGGGAAAGGAGTTCCGGTTTAAACAT